AGTTGCTGCGGAACGTCGAGCCGACGATGGTCGTGTCGCCCGTCGTGCTGTTCCACGCGGTCGGGCTGGTCAGCGTGCCGAGGTAGCTGGTGAGCGCTGCGATCGCGCTGTCGTAGGCGGTCTTCTCTGCGGTGATGCCGTAGGCGGTGGCCTGGGCGTCGATGCCGGCTTGCTCGGCGGTGATGACGGCGTAGTCTTTGATGACGGCCGGTTTTTCGACAACAGAGAGAAGCGTGTCCGTGTAGCCGATCTCGGCAAGCGTCAGATTTGAGACGACGACAATCGTGCTCGCAGCCGTCGCCGAGACGTTCCCGCTCGTGTCAACGTGCGCCGCCCAAATCGTGTAGGTCGCCGAGCCCGGATAAGCCCAGGTGTAGGCGCTGCCTGCGATCTTTGCGATCAGCATCCCGGCCGCCCAGCTCGCCCCGTACCTCAGTTCCGTGTGCGAGTAGTCGGCCTCGGTGTCTGGCGTCCAAGTGATCTGGACATTCGAGTTGATGCACGTCGCAGCAAGCCCGGCGACGTTGACCGGGAGCGCGCTCTTTCCGACGACGAGATGCAACACCGGGTTGCACCACGCACCCTTCACGAGCGCATTGAACGCCCGCGCCTTCACGAGAATCAGTGACTGATCGCGGATGTTCGCGGTCAGGTATGCAGTGGACTGGCCGCGCGGCGCGATGACGCTTTGCCAAGTGTCCTCGCTCGTGGTCGAAAGCCCGTAGCGAATCTCGACGCCGCCGTCGTTGTTGACGAGCTGGTCGGTGATTTCGGTCCAGGTCACTTGCACGCGCGTCTGGACGGTGCCGTCCGTCTGCCGCAGTAGCTGGCCGGTTCCGCTCGCGCAAGCCAAAGCCGCGACCATCGGGACTTGCCACGGGCTAGGGAATAGCGTGTTCGGCGCCGGATCGTATGCGGTGAAGCTGGTCCCGAGCGCGAAAATCGTGGCGTCCGTCTCCTTGAGGGAAAGCTGAATGCCGCCATCCAGCGTGAACTGCGTATCGAGAACTTCGAACGTCTTGTTTACCCAGCCGAACCTAGAGAGCGTGACGTAGAGCGTGTCAAACACCTGAACCGGAAAAGCGCGCATGTTGCAGGTCAGCACAACCCGCAGACCTTGCCGCGCATCACGAACCTGGCAGGCGACGACTTGCTGCGCCTGGCCGATGAATGTCACGGCGTTGAGCGTCACGTCGAGCGGCAGTTCTGCGCCGTCAACCGTCAGATAACTCGACGCCTCGATTCGCGGGAAGTCGGTGACAACGAAGTCGCGCGAAGCATCGACAAACTTGCCCGTCACCACGTTGATTAGGTCGGTTCGGTTCGCGCCGCCCTGAACTTGCACCGGCTGCGCATTTGCGAGCCATGTCTCGTCTAGCGACTGAATCGGCGTGACGTAGGAGCCGGCCTTGACCCGAAGCTGATTCGACTGGAACACCCACTTGCCGGCCATCGCCTTCGCGAGATCGTCAAGTACCTGCTTGCATGGCTGATCGGCCTTCGCGACGATGCCGGCGGTGTAGAGCGGTCGCGTGTAGGTCCGACTGTTGACGACATATGCCGTTGAGGTGTCGCAGACATTCGCCGCTGCTGAAATCGTCGTGTCGTCTATCTGCGCGGCCGCAAGCCTGCCGAGCAGCGGATGGATCGCCGCCGCGCGCATCAGGAGCGCCGGGTTCTCGCTCCATGCCGTCGTGCTCGTGCGCGGGTCATAGACCTTCGCTCCACGGATGACCGCCGAGATGTTCGGCAGACCGCCAGGGAAAGCGTCTGCGTTGTAGTCGAACTCGCACACCAGATACGCGAGGCCGGTGAGCGTGTGCGTCGAATCCCACACCCCCGACAGATACGCCACCATGTCAGAGTCGGCTGTTTGACCAGACGCCCCGAGGTGCGTCCTGATCCGCGCCGTGCTGGTGTTCTGCACTCCGTAGGGATAGGAGGCGGTCGCGGTCAGGCTCACATAAGGCGACGCCGTGACTGTGACTATCGAGCCTGAAACCGAGGTGTACGGCGTCAGGTCGTACATCTGATAAGCGTCGCCCGCGCCGTTGTCCCATGTCACGCTGACGGAGCCGGTCGGCGCATTTGGTAGCGTGACGCTGCCATTCCCGGATGCGTCGATCGTGATCGAAGCCGTGCCCTGCGTTGAGGCAGAGACAGTCCACGGAGAAGCCGCAGGCCGGTAGGTGATCGTCACCGTGCCAGCAGAGCCAGCAGTTGCGCCGGAGACAGAAGCCGTCACCCCGTCGCCGGCCACGCTCACGGTCAAGCTCGAAACCGTCGAGCCATAGGCCACGGTCGCGGTCGCCGTACCTGCTGCCGCTTGGCTGGACAGCGTAAAGGTCGCGGTCGCCGTCGTGATCGTGAACAGATCGCGCCGGTTGACGCCGGTCACGACTCCAGAGCCGTCTAGGGTGACTTCCTCGTCGTCGAAGTAGATCGTCTCAACCGCGTCGATCTCGTGCGCGGCGAGAAGGACAGCCATCACCAAGTGCTCGCGGTTCGACCCGTAGCTGCTCAGGTAGGCGATTGGGCCTGAAACACGCTGGCGTCCAAAGACGACGACACGCGGCTCCGTCGTGCTGCGAATCATCGCGTAGCGGTCTTTGAGGCTCGCGTTGTATGCGTTGCGCTGCCTGCGCGCGTCTTCTCGGACGGTGTAGACCGCCGCGACGACTTCGGCGACCGTCACCCACGTTGCGATAGTCGCTGCGGTGGCTGCGGACGCGCCGAACGCTTCGGCAATGGCGACTACCGCTGCGGTCGGCATTTCCAAGCCTTCGTTGCAGACCCGAGCGCATGCGCCGAGAGCCCGTTGTCAGAAGTCGCCAGCCACAGGCTGCCCGTCGAGACGGAGAGCATGTCTCGGCCTTCGATGGTCAGCATCCCGACATCGCCCCACGTAGCCTGTAGCGGCTTGATTTCTTCGCCGACAAGCGACCCGACCTGAGCAATGCCGCCCAGGCTTTCGAGCAATCGAGCCGCGCCCATCGCGTCCGAGTAGGTGCCTCGGAACTCCGCTGCAGGATCGCGCCCGGTCTTTGCGAGAACGGCATCAGCGGCCCACATGCAGCAGTCGTGAGTGCCCCACGCGAACGGCTCTCGAAGTCGAGCGCGAACGAGTGCCTCGAACCGTTCACGCGCTTCATCGCGGACGGTCTTCGTCGGGTCGTGGCTCATTTCTTGTAGAAGCTCGCGGCCGGCCAGACGATGCGCCAGTCGATTTGGTCGACCATGTACTGCAGCCCGTTGTCGCCAGGCGCAAGCCGCTGCTGCTCGGCGTGGCTGTACAGACTCCCGGACGGCCGAATCAGGTCGATTCCGGCATGCTCTGCCGTGACTTGAATCGTCGCGGTGGGTCCGTCGCTGATCGACATCACATCTAGAAAGCCGGACCAGATCGTGTCGGCCTCGATGATCTGATACGTTGCCGGATCGAAGATGGCGAGCTTGATGCTTACCGGCTTGCCTTGGACTGGCTCCGTCAGGACGAGCGCTATCGAAGTCGTCGGGACGCCGGACAGCTCGAATTGCAGTTGCTTGATCTCGGCCGGCGTGTCCTGAATCGCCTCGATCTTTCCTAGACCGCCCGTTCCGGTGTAGGTGTGGCCGCCATAGACGAGGCTCAGTGACGATGTGTTCAGGTACAGCGTGCCGGATGCGAGATCCATCTCGACCAAGATCGCGAGCGGCACAGGGTTGGTCTGCAGCGCCGTCTGCGCCGCACTGCTCAGAGTCCGCACGTCACCAGACCTCTACAAACTCAAGGCTCGGCCCTTGAGCCATTCCAGGCTCCCAGGTCGTCGGCACGCCGTCCGAGGTCTTCAACATGAAATTGGCCGTGGGCGCGTCCCACGTCACCGATGCGCCAGAACCTTGCGCTACCCTCAATCGCGGCTGGAACTCGACCGAGGAGAAGTGCCCCGTTCCATCTGCCGTGACATTCGCCATCACGCGCACAAGCTGGCCGTTGATGCCAAGCATGTCCCCGGCGAGAAGCGTCGCGCCGGCTGCTGCCCCAGCGATGGCGACCGTGTTCGCAAGTTGCGCCGCAACGGCCGACAGGGTGAGCGTCCCGCGCGCGGTTCCTTGAGGCGCTGTCAGCTTCAGGTGGCCGAAGGACGTTTGATTGAGCTGGCCTTTGAGCCGGTCGAAGAACGCTTCCCACGCGGCTATCTGGATCGGGTCGGTCGTCGGCGACAAGTCGAGCCGAGCCACCCAGCGCTCTCCGAGCAAGTCGATTACTTGCGTCGTCGGCGTGTAGGGGCCGACGAATGTCCGAAGGTTCGGCAGAACCCGAAGCTCGAACGCCTTCACCGCCCAGCCGGGCCACGCATAGACGCTCACGTCAGCAGCCCTTGCAGCCGCAGCCGCTGAAGTTGCGCCTTCTGCGCGCGGTTGTTCTGAGCCATCGCCCCGGCCATCTCGGCGCGGTTCACGCCAGCCCCGACGCTGCCGATGCTGGTGCTCATGTTGATCGTCGGCGACCGCGATCCGTTGCGGTCAGCCGCCGCCTCGACGGCGGTCTGCACCTTCTCGCCCTTGTGCAGCTCCGCGATGTAGCCGTCATATGGCACAGATGCCAGGCCGTTCGCATGGCTTCCATTTACGCCGCCGAAGCCGAAGAAACCGGCGACGGTCGAGATGACAGAGCCCCAGTTCACGCCGCCGCCCGAGCCAGTCGCCGACCCGAGAAGCTTCTGCTCGCCCATCTTGATGAGGTTGCGCAGATACTCCTGCGCCATGAACGTCCACAGGTCGCGGAACGAGAGCTTGCCGGTGGCCGCGAAGTTCATGATCGCGTCTTCCATGCGCTTCATCGAGCCGTTGACCATCGTCTCGGCGAACTTGGTGCCGTCGCCGATGCTCTTCAGGTACTTGTTGATGGCCTCGGTGTAGCCGGTGTCTTGCGCGGGCTTGTACTTCGTGAAGGTCTTGGAAAGCGTCTCGGCGTCTTTGATCTCCTGCTCGATGAACAGGCGATGCGCGCTGGCGTTGTCCTTCTGCGACTTCAGGATTTCCGAACTGTTCGCCTTCGGGTACATCTTGTCGAACAGGCCCGCATTCGTACCCTGGCCGTGCTCGATCATCCGCAGCAGGTCGCGCTGGCTCGCTTGAGGGAGGGCGTCCTCCATCAACTTCTTGATCTCTTCCTGCGAGATGCGGCCGGCCATGCCGTGCGGGAGCTTGATCTCCGCAGACTTGTGCGGATTCATCAGTGCATCGATGGCCTTCTGATCCTTCATCCCTTGCGAAGACTGAAGGTTCGCCGACTTCTCTTCGAGCCGGAGCTTCTCCTTCAAATTGGAGATGAGCACCTGCTCTTTCATGATCTTCGTTTCGACCGCGTGTATGTCCTTCGCAGACGAATCGTTCTGGACGTAGCCGGTAAGCGTTTTCTGATACCGATCAAGATCCTTCAGGGCTTGGTCAAGAAGCTGGCTTGTAGTCTTGTCCTTCCCCCAGTCGGCCAGCGCCTGCTTCGCATCCGAGACCTTGTGCGCAACCCAGTCCCATGCTTTCGCGAGGTTTCCCGTGCTCTGCGTCAACTCGGCATTCTTCGCGTTCACCGCGTCGAACACCTTCTGCATCGCGCCGGCAGTGTTCCCGGCCTTCTCCATCGCGGCGATCTCTTCGTACTGCGCAACGGTGATGAAGTGCATCGAACGGTTGTGCTCGCCGGCCCACTTGGCGACGCCTTCGCTCATCTTGGCGAAGTCGCCAGCGATCTTGTCGGCCGACTCGCCGGTCAGGCGCTCCATTGCGACCGTGGCTCTGCCGGCGGACTCAAGGCTTCGCTGTCCGATCTGCCCGGTGTTCACCAGCTCTTGAAGCGCTTCTTTCGACGTTCCGATGGTCGAATGCGTCGCCGCTGAAACGCGGTTCGCCATGTCATCGAAACTCGCGGCCGTCACACCCGCAAAGTTGCCGGTGCGGACGAGGCTGGTGTTGAACTTGTCTTGCTCGCTCGCGCCAGCGTGCAGAAGGATGCCCAGCGCGGCCACTGCGCCGATCACCATGCCGACAGGGCCGACCAGCAGAGACAGGGCCTTCGTCGCCGTCTGGCTGTACTCGGCGAGGACCAGTAGCGACCCGCCAAACCTGGTATAGCGGCCCGTCGCGAGTTCGTGGCCGAGTACGATCAGTTCGCGGGTCATGCCGCTCGACGCCCGACCGGCCGCGTGCGCCGAGTCCGCAAAGCCGCCGACCGCATCATTCGCCGACTGCTGCGTCTTGGCTAGAGCGCGCGCCTGGTCGCCTGCGTACTTGTACGCGCGCACGATCTTCGCGGCTTCCCGCTCCGTGACCTGGCCCGCCTGGACCATCTTCGTCACGAAGTCGGTGTTGTTCAGCTCCAGCTGGGAGCGCAGTGCGTTGGTCATGCAGCCCTCAACATTTGGTAGCCCCGAAGCGCGGCGCTGATGTTCTGTTGCAGGTAGGCGCCCATAGCGGCCACTGCGTCGTTCTTCTTCGAGTCAAACGCCGGCCGCATGAACGGCTGCGGCGCGACGGAGAAGGCGCCGGTGACAAGCGTTGTCCCAGCCTTCCACGACTTCTTCTGCGCCTTCGGGACGCGAACATGGTGGCCGTACTCGACCCATGTTGCGTAGTAGGCGTCGAGGTTGACGAAGCCTTTTCCACGCTTCACGTTCTGCGCCCGCTTGCCAGTCCGAACGTCAACGATCCAGACCTCGTTCGTCCGCGTGCATTGCTCGACCATGCGCGTCTGATAGATCGCCTTCTTCAGCGTGCCGGGCGGCGGGTGGCCCTTGGAAACGTCGCCGGTCCACTCTGGAGCGAGCCGGATCGCTTCCTTGCGGATCACGCTCGCTCCGGTCGCCACGGCGCCCTTCATCACGCGAGCTCGCATGTCGTCCGGCAGCGTGCGAAATTCCGACAGCAGGCGCTCCAGACCATCAAACTTGATCGCGATGCTGTCGCTCACTGCGCCACCCCGAAAATCTGCGCCTTGATGAGCGCGGACATCGCTTCGGGATCATCGAGCGCGATCACTTCCTGCTCTCGGTGCGCATCCATCAAGCGAGCCAGCGCCGGCATGAAGTCGGCCGCGTTGAACGGCTCGCGCTTCCGGTCGGTGTCTCGGTTGACGTTCGCCAGCGTCGCGCAGATTTGCCCGGCCCTGAAGTCGTCGGCCAACGCTCCCCACGGCTCCAGATTCGAGTAGGCGATCATTTCGTCAATGTCCGCACTCGTGATGCTCGCCAGCAACTCGCGCGGCGTGCGTCCGATCTGAAGCGCCCATCTCAGGATCAGCCGGCGCTCGGGTCGGGCAAGGAGTTTTTTTCTACGTCCTCCACAGACGCAGAGTTCAGGCGCATTGCCGCCTGATACACGCGATCAAGCGCAGCAACGCTCCGAGCCCGCAGGACCTCGATCTTGTCCAGTCCGAACAGCGGCGCACCGTCCTCGCCGACAACGCACGTCGCCGTGACGCTGGCGGCGTACAGCGACCCGAAGTTCGGGCTCTTGGTCTTGTCAGCCAAGACTGCGCCGATGGCGTCTCGTTCCGCCCCGGTCATGGCGCGGACCCGAACAGTGCCACCCCATTCCGGGACGGCAACGTCCTCGAACTTCAGTTGATCGGCCGCGAGGATGGCGTCAAGTGTCAGGAGACTCATGCCCAGGTCACCGCGCCGCTGATGCGAAGGTCTGCCTGCCGCTTCACGACCTGATCGACGCCGCCCATCGAGGTGAACTTGCGCACGTAGGCAGTGAAGGTCGCCGTGTTCGCGTTCGGCAGCGTGATCTTGAATTGCTTTCCGAGGCTCGACCCGTAGGCGGTCAGCATCGCGGCCTGGCCGATGTCGCTGTTGTCCTGATCGAATTCGAGCTGGAGATTGCCGTAGTCAACGATGCCGAGCATGAACTCTTTTGCCGTGCTCGACAGGTTCGTGGTGTCCAACTCGGAAGCCTGGCCGTCGAAACCGTTGTAGGTCTTCCAGTTGTTCACCTTCGTCCACGCGACCGGGGTTGCCGTGCCCGAAGAAAAGGTGATCGTGTCGCCGGTCGTGTCGAGCTTCACCGCGAAGGTGTTCGTCGTCACGTCGAAAATGGTAAACGTCGCGTTCAGCGTCGCCGCGCCGCTCGCGCCCGCGATGGTCACGATGTCGCCGTTTGCGAAGCCGTGAGCCGTCGCGGTGACGATGGTCGGGTAGCCAGCGGCTGCGGCAGACACGGTTTTCGCCGCGCCGCTGCCGTTGCCGATTTGCAGAGTCGAGCCCTGCGCCGAGATTGCGGTCGATGCCATTCAGGCTCTCCAATGAAAAAAGCCGCCGGGATTGCTCCGGGCGGCTGGTTGCGAAACTGACGAGGGCTAGTTAGTCGCCCACACTGAGAAATCACGCACGAGTCGATAGACCCGTGGCGCGTCTTCGTACATGTCGTGAGCAGACAGAGGGACGTTCTTCGTCGCCCATGCCTGCATCGCGGTAGAGAGCGCGGCGTCGATCCGCTGCGCTTCGCTGATCTGCGCGCTGTAAATGTCGATCTGAAACCGCGTGTTCTGCAAGTCGCTCGGGCCGTCTAGCGTCACGTTCGGAGTGCTGCTGATGCGGCTGAACACGATGAACGGATAAACCGGCGGCTCGGTCGTGTTGACCATGTACCAAGCACCGCCAGATGCCAGCGGGTTGAGCAGATAGCCGAGGTCTTCGATAAGCACCGACATATCAACCCTGCGTCAGCCCTTCCTGGCACACGAGCGTCAGCCTCCGGTGCTGCGTGTCGTTGTCGATCACGGCAACGATGTTGAAGATCCGACCTTGGTACAGGACGCGCATCGCCGGGGTAACGCCGGTTCGGTAGCGGATCGTGATCTCGTGCGTCATGTCGAACTGCTGCGCGCCTGCGGCCATCAGCTCTCGACCCGACATCGGATCAATCTCGGCCCAGCACGTCGCGAAGGTCGTCCACGTCACGACTTCCTGCTTGAACGAATCGACGGTCGCGTCTCGTTGCTGGATCGTGATCTGGCGGCGAAGGTCGCCAGCTCGAACGCCGCCGTAGGTCATCAGATCACCGGCTGGCGCAGGTAGTCGAGCAGGCTATCAACGAACGGCAGCGCTTCGACCTTGCCGCGATTCAGGATCGCCACCGACTCGCGGTTCTCGTACAGGGTGCCGACGCGCATCAGAATCCAGTGCGCGACCTCGGCCGGCACGGTGTCTGCTGACACCCCATAGCCAGCCGTGAAAGTCAAGCTACAAGCGCCAATCTGCACGTAAGTCGCCGGCCAGTTCTTGCCTTGCGCAGGCGCAATGCGCGGATAGATGCCCGACAGATCGGTCACAAAATCGGTTCCGCTGACCAGGGTCTGAGCCGTGCCGTTTGTGTCGAGATAGGTTATGTTGCCCACGGCCTGAATCGGGCCGTGCATCAGCTTGATCTCAGGGCTCGGTTGCGGATTCGGCAGCCAAGCAGCTACGGCAGCAAATGGCGTAGGTGGGATCACCACGCCCGGGAATTGGTCAAACGTTGCTTTCCATGTCTGCGTAATGAAAGACAAGCCGGTGTAGCTCTCTGCGTACCGGCGCGCAGCCGTAATGAGTACAGAGATCAAGGCATCGTCTTGCGTTATGTCCAAATCAACACGCAAAAACGTCTTTGCATCGGCCAATGCAACAGGCTCGACAGCCGGCGCCGTGACCAGGCTGTACCTGATTGGATGTTCGCCGTGCCTGGCGTACGTCACGCCGTTACTCCGCAGCTTCCGGCTTCATCGCCTCGGCCAGCTCTGCCGCCGCCTGCGGGTCTGCCAGCTTGACCACAGGGACGCCCTGCGATTTGCCGTAAGCCACCGCATCAGGGTGCGGATCGACGAGGCCGGCTTCGCCTAAGCCTTTGATGAGGTCGTCGGGGCCTTCAATCAGGTGGCCGCAAGCGACACCAAGCGCGGTGATGTGAGTCAGCGCACGGGCGAGAATCTTTGCCATGTAAATCTCCAAAGAAAAACGGCGCGCTCGGGTTAGGAGCGCGCCGATCAAAACGGCCGAAGCCGCGACCTAGGGGAACTTAAGTGGCGCTGTGCTTGTAGAGCGACACAGCAGCGGCGTCCAGCAGATTGCCGCCCGCGCGCGCCCACGCCAGGAAGCCGACCTGACCTTTGCTGACGTACACGCTGTCGTCAAAACGGAACAGCGTCACCTCGAGCGCATCGCGGATCAGGTACTTCTTGTGCTGACCGAAAGACAGAGACAGCGCATTGGCCGCCGGAAACGGCATGTCGTTGTTGATCTGCAGCGTGAAGCCCAGCAGCGTATCGCCCAGCTCTTGGTCGATGGCACCGTAGCCCGGCAGGAAGATCGGACGACCAGCGGTGTCCTTCAGCTTGCGGATTACGCCGCGCAGCGTCTGGCTGGTCATCCAGGTGAATCCGCCTTCCGCTTGGTAGGCGTAGTCCACCGACTCGATCAGGCCGACCAAGCTGTCATAGGTAATGGTGGTCGTGGTGCCGGTGGCGCCAGTGACGCCGACAGATGCGGCGGTCGTCAAGCCAAACGGCTGAGTCGAGCCATCACCAAGGCCGCTAGTGAACAACTGATTCTGGATACGGCCGATCCGGTCGCGCATACGCTTTTGCACCAGAGCGGTAACGTCGATCTGCGAGTCTTGCAGCAGTTCAATGGGCACCGCAATGATCTTGCTGCCAAACTTGTAGGTTGTCAGCGGCACGGTCCCAAAGCTCGCGTCAAGCGCAGCAGCCGAGGCGTTCTGCGCCACCAGCTCGCCGACTTCCGCGCGACCATCCGTCGTCGGGAACGACATCGGGTTGCCCATCGCGGTGATGATGCGGTCGGCCACCCGGCGCATGCCGCCGTAGTCCTTCAGGTAGTCCACAAACGTCCGCGCGATGTCGGTCTGGACGGTGTAGCCGCCCTGAGTCGTCGTCGTGGTGGACATCGTGTTGCGGATCAGCGTGGCTTCTTCTTGCGTCATCTCGCGCGGATTACGCCGCAGGAAGATTTCCAAGCCACGCTGCATGTCGGTCAGTTCGGGGGCGCCCTTCTCCTTCTTCGGCGCGTCCTTAAACGTGCTCTCGGCCCGGTCGTCGAGCATCTTTTGATGCGCCGAAATCTGGCTGTCGAGCCTGTTCATCTCATCGACGTGTTCGTCGAATTTGGCTTGGTCCTCCTTGGTCCACGCTTGCGCGCCTTTTTCGGCCAGGAGATGGTTTGCGAGGCGGCTGGTTTCTTGACGGCGCTCGCGCAGTGCTTGAATGCTCATGATGTCCCTTTCGGTTGAGCGGAAACAAAAAAGCCGCCCGAAGGCGGCTGGGAATCGCTGCGCAAGAGCGCGTCAGGCGATGGGGTTCAGCAGGCGCATGCGCCGCTGGTTGTTTAGGTGAATCGCCGCAAAGTCCGGCGATTTGGGGGCCGGTTTCGGCGGTTTCAGGAGACTTTCTGGGGTGTTCTTAAACGCGCTAAGACTCCATCGAGCGGCGTTTTTCGTGCCGTCGCCTTCGGAGCTGCCTTCGTCGCCGTCGGGCTCAACGGCAAGGCGCGCGGCAAATCCGTTGGCAACGGTTTCTTCAGCGGTCATCCACGTCTCAGCGTCCATCCAAGCGGCAATCTGCGCCGGGTCTTGCTTGCTGACTCGGGCGTAGTCGGCAACGATGTCGCCGTCAATCTGTTCAAGCAGCGAAGCCATGTCGCGCATATCGTTCTTGTTACCGTAGGCGGCCGACCATGCGTTGTGGATCATGAACATGGACCCGATGCCCATGACGATCTCGCCGCAGGCGCAAGCCACGGTCGTTGCAGCGCTGGCCGCCAGGCCGTCAACGTGGGCAACAGTCTTGCCGCCGAACTCGCGCAGCAGGGTTGAGATCGCTCGGGCCTCAAACACGTCGCCGCCGGGGGAGTTGACGCGAACGTGCAGCGTTCCTTTCGGGTCCGCATCGGCCAGCATTTCAGCCACGTTCTTAGCGGAAACACCCCAAAACGCGTCAATCACGTCGTACAGGTAAAGCGTCGAATCGGCGTTAGCCTTGTTTTGAACGAGTTTGAGCGGCGTGCGCTCTTGCTTTGCGTTTTCGCGCAGCAGTTGCATTAGGGGGTGTTTCACTTGGTAGGCTCCTTGGCCGGTTTCGGCGCTTTGGCCGGCGCAGGCATTTCTGCCGGGTTAAACAGCACGTCGCCGCCGGTTTCGGGCTCCATGTGCATGCGCGCCCGGACTTGATTGGCTGTCATCCAGCCTTGGCCGGTGCCGGGGCCGCCTAGCGCAGCGCGGTAGTACGCTGCCTGTGCCGCCAAATCGCCTTGAATCAGTCCGCTGCGGTCGAACTCAACAAACGTTGCTGCGGTGCGGAACAGCTTGCGGTTCAGTTCTTGTTCGATGCGAACCAAGTGCGGCTGCAGGGTGTAGGTGACAAACGCTCGCCCCATTGATTCAATGCCGCTACCCCAGGACGTTGACCCGGAGGTTTCGCCGATCATGTGCGGCGGCACGCCGAACGCCCTGGCAATGTCGATCACCTGAAATTTGCGCGCTTCCAGTAGCTGCGCGTCAGCCGCATTGATCTGTATGGCCTCGGCGGTCATCCCTTCGGTCAGGACCAGAGGCTTCTTGTGGGCGTTGTTCGTGCCCGAATACTTGTCGGCAAAGACCTGTTGCAGCGCAGAGATGCGCTCGGCATCCATCTTCTTGTCGGTTTTCAGGACGATTGACGGGTGGGCGCCGTCAGCGAAAAACCGGCCGCTGTACTCGTCCATTGCGATAGCGTTGCCGGCCGCTTGGCGACCGCCCCACGACAGCACAGACATGCTGCGCACGCCGTTGTATCCGTAGCCAGGAAAGTGCAAAACGTCGTCCTGGTCATAGCCGATGGCGCGATAGCCGTCGTTGACCATGTAAATGTTTCTGGCGTCGATACTCAGGCTGTCGCGCTCGGTAACCACCGACTCCCAAGGGATCGGCACCAGCTCGTCAACCTCGCCGCTTTTGGGCTTGCGCTTGATGAGCGTGAACGAGTCGCCGCGCATTAACACGTATTGCAGCGTCCGATGCCAGTGCGAGCTGGCCGTCCAGGCGTCGCACGGCTGTTCGTTTAGCTTCCACCATAGCGGGTCAGACAGCACCTCGCGGCGAACGTCGCCTTCGCGGCGATACATGCGGCAGGGCAGCGTGGCAATACCGCTGGCGATTCGGTCCACGCAGGCATAAACAGCCGACACACGCTGCGCTGTTTCTGGCGTGACGTAGACGCCAGCCGCTGCGGGAATTGGACCCAGCAGCTCAAGTACGCGCGGGTCCGAAGAGCGGAAGAACACGGCGTCATTACCCATGTTCTTCGGCGCAAACCGTGCGCCGTCTCGTTCGGAGTCGAATTTCATAAAACCGCGAATCCTTGTTCGATTTCCGCCGTGACGGGGCACCGAGACATCAGCTCGGCAGCGTTGAAAGTAGCCATTAACGGGTCAATCTTTGCCGTCCCGCTGGCCTGCTTGGTGATCAGCACAGAGTTCGCTCGGGGCTCGACCTTTGCATTGCTGACGCACCAGGCCATCAGCCGCGCGCCGCCGTGGTGCATTCCGCCTTCCGCCAGCTTTCGCTCGACGGTCTTGATCGCGCCGGCCAGTCGCCAACCTTGGCTAATGCCAACGATTTTGTCTTGATCGACGCCAATTTCGAGCAACGCATCGACGATGGCGCCGATGCCCACCGGATCGCATCCCACTTTGTCGAGCTTTCCAGAGCCGAGCACCTGGCCGACAATCTCAGCGACCTCTGCCACGTCCTCGGGCATCCTGTCCACCAGCGTCAGGTCGCCGTCGCGAGCGAAGTCTGCGAACCGGGCTGCTTCGCTCTTGCGTCGTTCAAGCACGGACGGATGCGCCCAGGCATGCGCCCAGTGCAGCCAATCGCGGGTCACTGAATCTCGGCCGATCACAGCCAACCCAAGCAAGTCGTCCAACCCGCCGCCGTCGATTCCGACCGTCAGCACGTCAGAGCGCCGGATCACTTCGTCAAGCGGTAGGCCGGCGGTGCCTTGCCGCTCCCAGAAATCGGCGCCGGCCCATCGGTCGGACCGAAGCGCCAGGCCGATCTCGACGTTCAGGTGCTTGGCGAGGAATCCACGCACAGATTCTTCGCCAGCCGACTCGGCCTTGGTCATCTCCCGCTCAAGAAACTCCCGGTCAACCGAGTAGTTCAGATTCGGGTTCACCAGACCGAAGTTCTTCGGGTTCCGATGCTCGCCAGCCGCGATCATGTCGGGCGGGAATTCGTAGATGATCGGCACGAACCGGGCGTCTTCGATAACGCCGTCCCGCACGTCGCGGGCATATTGCAGTTTCTGCCGGAACACACCAGCCGGCGGTTCGTCAGACTGCGTCGTCAGATAGATCACAAAGCCTTCAGGGCGAGACGCAAGGCCGCCCGTCGCTTCCCGAAGCATGTTCTCGGCGCTCGGCTGGTTGCCGAACAGCCAAAGCTCATCGACCAGCGTCCCGACCGACTTCTTGCCGCCGACCGTGTTGTTGTCTGCCGCGACCACCTTGAGGATCGCGTTCTTCTCGCGGTGCGTGATCGTCTTGACGTGCGTCTGAACTTGCATCAGCGCGTTCAAGTCCTCGTCGCTGCGCTCGGAGCACATATCCCGAGCCGGCGCGTAGCTGTTGTTCGCAATCTCGATGGTCGGCGCCAGGATCGCGAACTCTGCCGACTCGCGCCAGTTCAGGATCAGCGCCGTCATCATGATTCCGGCAGCGATGGTGGATTTGCTGTTCTTCTTCGGAAGGCAGACAAACCACTCTGTAATCAGCCGGCGCCCCGACTCAACGTCATAGGCCCCGAAGATCGACGCAACCAGATCAAACACCCACGGAGCACAAGCCTCGCCGAATGTCGGGCTCCCAGGCGCGTCAACGATCCGTAGTTGCTTGAACATCCCGAGCGCGATTTCCGCCTGCTCGGGAAACAGCGGCGCAGGAATGATCGACCGGCCCGTCTTTAGACGCTCCGCCCAATCGAGACAGGCGCTCACCGGCTATGAACTAGCTTCGGCGCCGCCGTTGGCGCGAATCGGTTGCTGGAAGCGACCTTTTCGGCCTTCTTCTGCCTCTCGTCCTTCTTGCCGCCGTCCGCGCGCTTCGTGTGGACATACTGCGCCGCAGCAACAGCCGCGCGAAGTTGCTCTGGACTCGGAACAATCTCGCCGTGCATCACAGCCAGCAGGAAGTCGAGCGGGTCATCCTTCGAGTTGACCTCTGGCTCAGGCTTCGGGGCAGGCTTGCGCCCGGCTCCAGGGCGCGATCCGCCGCTATTTGCTCGCGGCCCTCCGCTTTTTCCCTTCACGCCTGCCATTTGATGATTCCTGCTCGATTTGCTGATTCGCTTAGAAGGGTCTTTTTTCTCTGTGCGTGCGCACCCATGCGGTTTCCGGTCGGCCGAAGCCAGACTTTCGACCCCCCCCCGCCTCGTCGGAAGTGCCGCGTGCCGGTCCGCGTTGGCGTTGTGCTTGCACGATCTCCGCGTCGCTGGTGCCCATCGCCCTGCAGCGTCATCGGCGCAGCCATCGCCCGCCTAGGCGCGCTGATCAGCCTTCGTCTTTGCTGTGTGGCATTCGTGGCACAGACCTTCTAGGTTGCGCATGTCATCGGTGCCGCCACGACCTACCGGGACGATGTGATCCACCTCAACTGCTGCTGCCAGCCGACCATTGCGCAAGCACTCAGCGCACCGAGGTTCAGCCATCAGCACCCATCCGCGTATCGCCATCCAGCGGCGACCGCGCGTTCGCTCGGTTGCCGTGGTGACGTTGTGGATCTGCGGTCTGTGCGTTGTCAGACGTGGCTTGATGATCGTCAGTCGTGACAAGCGGGTTTGTCCTGCAGTTGGCGACCCACACGGAGACAGACCGTGCGCTACCTGCTACTGATCGATCAGGTCACCGGGAAACGAAAAAGCCACCCCGAAAGGTGGCTTCTTACGGCCGCTGCGGGCATGCGGCGGCCTGACCTGCGCATTTTCATCTAACGGAGAAGAATGTCAAGCGTCATTATCGTCGTCTTCCGTACACGGCTTGAACGCATCATCACAGCACGCCCGCATCGCAAAGCCTCCGCGTGAGCATCGACCGAGCCTCGGCGATCACCGCCAGGCGCTCGTCTCGGTCCTGCGGCAGCCGCGGCGAGCTGAACACCGCGCAGCCGACAACCAGTGCGCGGGCGTTGGCGTAGATCGCCGCCTTGTGCGGGTCCATCATCGAGACGACGCAGAAGTCGACGGTGCGCATGATCTGCTTCTCGATGTCGCCGTCTAGCGCGCCGTTCTGGTCGTCGTACTGGCGGCTGACCTTGAAGTCGCCCGCCACCAGCGACCTAGGCGCAAAGCCGCGCACGAACTGCGCGCTGCTGGCCCATTGGTGCCAGCGGCAGAGGATGTCATCGAGGATGGATGAAGAATCATGCGTTTTTTCCATGCGCGCCCTTTGCGTAGAATCATCGCGCTTCTCGGTGGCATCGCTGCCACGGCCTT